ATTCTCGTACATTATCACAGTATCTTTAGAAGTATAAAAGTGTTCGTATACTATTGTATCGTGTTTTATTACAGGCACGGAATCTATAGTAGTAATTCTTATCGTGTCGCTTGTTTTAATGACTTGTAAGCCCTTTTTAAGTGCTTTGCTATAGTGATACTTCGCCGAGCAAGAAAAGAGCGTTAGAACGCAAATTATATATATTACTTTCATTTCTCTAATTCCTTAATCATTTCAAAATGTATCTTCGCTATCCTATCTCTTCCATCCTCACTCATCAAAAGCCTACATTCTGCTTCATTCGTCATAAAGAAGTTCTCAGAAAGTATCGCACTCATAGCAGTATTCTTAAGTACATAGAAATTAGCCTCTTTGTCTGCGTCTCCGTCTCTTGTATCTTTTCGCATTGTGTGAGTAGGAAATTCTGCTTGTGCTTTATTAAATAACACTTCTGCTATCTCATCGCTTTTAGTTTCTCCGTAGCTGGTATAAACTTCCCATCCGTTAGCCGATTCTTCACTAAAGCCATTTGCGTGAATAGAAACATAAATACAAGGCTTATCCGTGTTCCTGTAGATTTCATTTGCCTGTGAAGTTCTATCGCTTAATGAAACGTCTTTCTCGGACTCTACTAAATTAACGCAGTCAATCTTTGCATCTTCGCAAAGTCTCATTAGTCTATCTACTATGCTTCTATTAAATTCGCCCTCAAATAATTGAGTTCCATCATTCCAGATAGGCGAACGCTTTCCTGCCGTTTGATATACTCCATCTATAATGCCTCCGTGTCCGTTGTCGAATATCCAAAGGAATTTTGAATTAAGTTTTATCGGTTGCCTGCAACATTTACAAATCTTCATTTTTTTTTATTTCTTTAAATGATTTAGTAACTTCTTTTGCTCTTGCAAATAAATTCTTTAATGAAGCCCATAAGTCCAAACCTTTTACGGCTTTATAGTTTTCGTTAATAGAAATTATTTCTACAGAAACAAGAACTAAAGCCAAGACTTTTGTAGTTAGAAGTTCGATACTAAAAAACGAAATAACAATATCATTTAACAGAAATTTATCCATTGCATAGAATAACATTACTGTTGATTCATATAATAGTATCTTACTTACTATTGAAGAAAGTTTTCTACTGGTTACAGGTTGCTTCGTTTTTTTGGCTTTCCAGATTCCTGTGATTGTATCTAATATTACTGCACCAAAAATCAGTATTAAGATTCCACAAATAGGCATAAAGAATGCCGATACTATAGCTATTAATTTCATTGAGTAAGTTTGTAGTTTAGTCGTTAGTATATATAACTGATTTTTCATAGTTCAAGTTGTTCGATTAACATATAAGATAAATAAATTACAAGATAGCATCCAACGGCTCTTACGTGTATTTCTGTAGAAGTGAATATCATACAGAACGCTGCGAAATATCCTGCTATAAAATAAAGAACTGCTAATATATTTGTATGCATTATTCTGGTATTGGCTCACTCCATTCTGGCGTAGCCATAAGAGTTAAAGCTTCTTGGTGTGTAAGCGTTTGTAAAGGCACTATAGTTCCATCTGCTATAAATGTAGGCTCGTGTTCATCAAACCACTTAATAACAAATTCTGTTAATGCTAAATTCATTCTAATTGTGTCTATGCTTGTTTCTCCAATCTGTGAATAGTCTACGGCTGCTGCTGCATCTATTGCTATTATTGCGTAAACGTTTGGTAAGTGACTCATATCTTTTATTTTTTATTTATTCGTTTTTATGTAGGTACATCAGTTACAAAATTAGCTGCACTCATATTTCGCATATTTCCATTGTTTCCACCTACGACATCTTTGATTATCGGAGATACGTCATTATCGCCCATTCTCCAATATGAAACCAAACCACTCATTGCACTAATATCGTTAGGCACTCCGAGATTATAAATACTTGTTACGTCACTTGCAGAAAGTTCAGAATCAAATAGTGATACTTCGTCAATGTTGCCTTCTGCATAATATGAACCTTCCCTTCCTATTTCAACGGATTGAACTGTATTTTCCATAGCTGTATATGTACCACTATTAGATGCCCATACGTCATTTTGTACACCATTTACATAGCACTTAATTCCTGTGCTTGAACTACTGCCGTCATAGGTAGCACAAACGTGTATCCAAGTGTTTCTATGTGCAGACAAAGATGCCCCATATCTCGATATTCTTGCGCCTGTACTATTGTCATATAAATATAATGCTAAACCACCACCACCTGTAGTAACAAATTGGTACTCTTGATTAGCCCCTTTTTTAGACACAATTTTAAATCTTATTTCATCAGTCATTTTAATCCAAGCAGAAATTGAAAAAGGCGAATCACTAACACCATCACCAAAACTTAAATTATTATTATCCCCACAATCTACATAATCATCTAATCCGCCAAAGGTTGTGCTTAAAGTATTTGACCAAGCAGGAGTACTACCTGTTCCCGTTAAGTTCGTTTCTGGACTCCAAGAATCTGCTTGAATATCGCCCCATCCAATAGTATTATTTTCTGCGCCATCTCCGAAGCCTATTGTATTATTTACTGCTGCCTGTCCCCAGTCAATTGTGTTACCCATAATTAATAAGTTTTATATAATACAAAATTAGCACTATAAATATCCGTGTTTGTGTTATCAAATTCTACTGTAATATCCAAAGTGTTGCTTACTGTTGTGTCTATCGGTTGCACATCTTGGAAGACATACCCCTGTACTTTTTTGTCAGTAACTTTAGTATAAGCAAAATTTCCATTTGTACAGATACTTCCTACTGCTCCAATCGCTGCTATAGTGAAATCAAGTTCACACTCCCACCCGTTGTTAGTAGTGTTGTCTAAAATAAAACTTCCTGTACTCGCTAAAAGTGTTGCACCTGCTTTTATCCTTACTATGATTTCATCGTTGTTAACTGATCCATCTATAACGCCTCCGATTTTAGCGTGAAAGGAATCGCCTACAACAAAAGCACCAGCAGGAATGCTTAAGCTTCCAACTCCTGTGCCCACTATACTTGTTTCTGTTGTTCCAGATACAGTAGCACTTACTACAGTTTGTGCATAGTTTCCAATACTCGCAGTTCCAAAGCTTAACGCTCCTGCTCCATCCGTTTTAAGAGTTTGACCACTTGCGCCATCTGCCGTAGGAAAAGAATATGCATTATTAAAGCTTATCACATCTGCTGCGCTTATCTTTAATACATCGGCACTACTATTCTGAAAAGTCAAGTAAAAACCGTTTAAATCTACAGTCCTGTCACTTCTTAAAGTTCCATCTATCAAGTATAAGTTATTGCCTGCTATAGCTGCAATCTCTTGCCCTGTAATCTTCTTCGAAACAAAACCCCCTGCGCCATCGCTTTCGGCAATAGCAAACTCGTCAGTATTTGATAAGTTAGCGTTCTTTGCCGTGAGGTCGCTTATCTTGATTTCCGCCATTTTCTATCTTTTTTAAATATTGTTTTAAACGCTTAACGTTTATTTCTTTAATGCTATATTTCTTCATAAAACCCATCCCGTGAAATTTGTGTCCGTGTCTGCATTCATATCCGCCCCCGTGTTTGTACTGTACTCTGGAAACAACGAACTATTATTACAAATGTAAGCCACGAATCTTTCCTTGTAGTGCATAGCCGTTTGTCTTTGTTTCTCTACCATATAGTCTACTTCTTCTTTGCTTACTGTTTCACTATTTTCTGCTCCGTGTTTATATACCCCTTTGTTCGCTATCGTATAGGCTGCAAAAGGCATATATTCGACCATTGCGAAATGTATTAAACAAGGCTTAATGTAAGTCGTTAGAAGTGATAAATAAGGGTCTATTAAAGTACCTGCGATTATATCCGCTTGAATCTTTTGAAGTAGTTTAGTTCCTAACATAGCTTGAATATGTATGTCCTGTGCGATAAGCACGAACTGAATGAATTTATCGACATCCACCGAACCATTAACATTCGTGTATCTTACTACGTCGTCTCTTGTTACTAATAATGCAGTAGCCATATCTTATCTATTTTTTATTACTTGGTAAAAATCCTTGATTCGGCATATCTATAGGTCTTTGAGAAACTTTTGAATCGTTCTTTATTACATAGCCATACTTCGCAGCTTTAGCACCTGCTATTTTTGCTGCTAAAGGACTTCTAACATCTATTCCTGTTCCTGCAAATGATACATAAATCTGTTTATTAAAGCGATGATAACAGTTGCCTCCGCCTTTCCAAAGCCAAACGGAATAGAAATCTGTTCCTTTCGGCCCCCATCCTTTATTAACTGCTACCTGTTCCATTCTTACGATATCTTCTTTACGATAAATCTTTTTAGCTTTTACCATATTTTCACAGAAAGGACGTACTTTATTTGACTTGCCTCCATTCATACCTCCTGCATAAATGTAACGAGTCATAAATTTAACCCCATCTATAATCTCATCTTGTGAACTTTTAGCGTTAGGAAAAGCCATTCCGCTTGATACAAGTTGTACTAACTTATCCTTAAAGCTTAACTCCGTTTTTATGTCGCTTGATAAATGTAAGTTTTCTTCTTCGTCCGTATCGTAGTCTACTTCAAATTCATCTAAAAGCAACCAATCGGCATTAGGCATTTCGCCAAGTTCTATTAACTCCTTGCCTACATAGTCTCCACTTAACTCTAATCCTGTTTCTTCTTCTATCTGTTCTTCATCTTCTAACCCACTTAAGTCTGTAAACTCTAAAGGCTTTAAAGTTTTGAAGTATAAGTTTAAAGTAATGTCATTGTATGCAAGTAAATTATCAAAGGCATCTATTAACAATTCCTGCATCGGTCTAATTACTAAATTGTCAAACAAAATAAACGAGTCTTTTAACTCATCGGAATTACTGCTAAAGCCGTTAGAAGAAGCTATACCGAATAATAAAGGACTCGTTATATTATTTCCTAACATTATTTTCCTTAAACACTCTTCAGCAAGAGTAGAATACAAGTCTGGCGCATCATTTACAGGCATCGCATCTACTGTCGTTTTGCTCTCTGCATTTGAATTGAAACTAACAATAACCTTTTCTCCTGTTGTTCCTGTAAGTTGACTTAATACTTTTGCTTTGATCATCTGTTGCTGCTCATCGCTTGGTTGTCCGTTATTGAAATTTATTACACTCCGACTTGAGAAGCCGTTGTTTACTTCGTTAATTAAGTACTCACTAATCGACTCCTCTAAAGTGCAATAAGGCAAACAACCGATATAATCTGGAAGCGCATAGTATTTTAAACCGACAGAATAAGGCTTTACAAAATAGATTTCGATGTCTTCTTTTGAACATCCAAAAGCAGGTATTCTTTTAGGAGTATATTTCTTAATATCTGTCCAATCGTCTGAATAGTAGTAAGCTTCTATTTTTCCATCTTCATTACATTTTTCTGCTCGAAGTAATTGTACTGGTATATGATGAACCTGTGCTATCTTCTTTCTGTCTTTCGTGTATATGACCTGCATTGCACACTGTCCCAATAGTTTTAAGTCAGCTACTAACTGCCTTACTGATTCTTTTGGAAACATAGCCATCATTGCAGCGTACTCATTTGGCTTTTTAGAGCCGTTAGAGGCACTTAAACCCTTTCCGTATACTAATCTGCTAACGTTGTTTACAATAGCGTTCTGTGTCGTAGAATTATTATAGGAGTCTATGAGAAATTGATAGTAATTATTATCCTCTCCAAATTCCACGAAACCCTCTCTTTTGGATTCTTTGATAATTGGCTGCTCATAAGCACTTAATTCTAAAATGTGTATATCCTTACTCATAAATTATAAATTCATTATTTGAAACCTTGCTAACATACTGTCCATTGTTTACTGAATAAGTAGCTACTGGTTGGTCAGTACAAAAGATTCTGTCTTTCATTACTACTTCAGTTCCGTTTTTTAGTTCAAGTCTATAAAAGTGATTTTCAACTAAAGCAAACACCGCAGACAAAGTGTGATAATAGCCTCCAATATTACTTGCATCTATAGTTACTTCGATTGTAGTATTTAGTTGTTCGTCCGTTAAATACATCGTATTATAAGTGTCGCTTCTTGGTATGAAACTAAACGTCTGTTGGACTCCGCTTGTAGATAATATTATCATTCTACTATAGTAACTAAAAAAGTAGTTTTTTGTTTTTGTTTCGTGTTTCCATACTAATAAAAAACGAATAATACAAACGCCCAAATACACATTTTAAGCCGTTCTAATAAACTTTCTACTCTTCTCATATATACTAACATTAAAAACCTACGATGTGCTATTAAACAAAAAAGCCATTATTCTAAACAAATATAATAATTAGTATCTAAACAAAAAAGGCACTCCGAAAAGTGCCCTTAATGTATGATAGGAAGAAAAGAATTAAGTAGTAACTATCGTCGCATCAGTTGGCGTTCCATCTGCAAAGGCAGTAGCTAAAAGTGCTTCTGTGTTTACATCAATGAAGTTCGCTGGAGAAACTTCCATCGCTACAAATGTAAGCGAGTATCCGTTGAAGTCGCCCATCGCAGCTCCGCTTGATATTTCGCCTGCCGTCGTATCGCATCCCTGTGCAAGACCCATTAAGAAAAATTGGTCTGTCATTGTTCGCACGATTATTCTTGGTCGTCCATACGCCAAAAGTTTAATATTCTTGTGCATAGCAAAATCTTGTTTTTTCAAATTGATAACAAGAGTCTGTGTAAAGAATGTCGTTCCATTATCTCGGCTCGTTTCAATAGTCGTCGTGAAGCTATTAGCATTCGACTTCAATTCGTATTTGTATAGGCTTAAAACTGCCGCAGGTGTCCAAGTGTCTATTACGTCTACGTTTGTTGCATCGTAAACTATATTGTCTGTTGTTAGGTCATCGAAGTTCGCAAAGTAAATGGATTTTAAACCGCTCACGCTGTCTTTGCACTCCTCCACTCTCCCGTTAGTTATTTCGCAACTCATAATTGTCTGATTTTAAGTAAGTTAGAGTACTACACTTAAAGTAATACTCTAACTAAAGTTAATATTATCCGAAATAAGCGCAATCTGCACCAACTCCAATTTGTACTCCTGCTGACATTCTCATTATAACTCGAACATTGTCGCTTCCGTCGTACTGACTTACGTCAATCACTCTCGCTTCTTGAACGTCTGAAAGTAAAGAAACTCCGAAATATAAGTTAGAAGTTTGTGCTGCTAAAATTCTGTCATCTGACATTCCGTTAGCTACAAACATAGGAATACCATCAAAAGAAAGTTGTCCGTTTGTATACCATTGTGTACCCTCGTTATTTGTACCTGCATTTGAAGTCGCTGCTACTGCAAATCCTCCTAAAGCACGAAC